TCTAGTTTTGCAACACCTCGAGTTAACCTATCAACAGAATCTGCCAAGTTTCTTCCTAATGCAATAGAAGCGTTTTTACCAACTTCCACAAGTCGTTCAAATTGTTCTGTAGAAAACCCTGAAGTAATCGCAATAGCAGAAGATCGCATTGCCTGTTCCATTGACAGTGCGTTACCTGTTATTTCTCGAATATTATTAGATATAATTGTAGAAGTTCGACCAGCAGTATCTGCTAGGAATGTAAATCCTTCTACTAGGGTTTCTACTTGAGCTGCTTGTCTCAAGGCATTAAATGCTGCCGTTGCGGCAAACACGTTAGCGGCTAATGTTGCATAAGCCCCTACAAGACCAGACGAACCGCCTGATCCCATGGTTTCGTTCATCTTTGAAAAACCTTTAGCAGATGAAAGATTAGATTGATGTATAGCTTTTTGTTGCTTGTGGTATTTATTTCCAGACCTATCAGCTTTTGATTGTGCCTTATCTACCTTGTCTACATTTTTAGCTAATTTTTCAGTATCCTTAGCGACGACTTTTAAGCCTTTTGCTGTGGATACAATCTCAATTAGTACTCTACTATCTGCCATAAGTTATTTTTTTATTTTATCGTAAGCTTGCTTCATTGCTTTTTGTGATGCTTCGATTTCTCTACTATCTAAAAATAGTAATATTTCCATTAAAAATTCTTTGTTAAAGTCTTCAACTTTATGAAGTTCTAGTAAAAAATTAAAATTACTAAAATCTTTTCCTGTATATCCTACATCTGGATATATTCTATTTCCTAAAGAGTTGTAAATATTTAATGCGTCATGTACAACTTCAGGAAAATCTTGATAGTCTGGAGGACATTTCTCCCAGTCTATTTCTTCACCAGTTTGCTCACACATCATGAGATACTGGTCTTTTGACATGCCTATTGCACTATGATCCAGGTATATCGCTAACTTCTTTAGTATCGTCTCTCGGGCCACTACTACGAAAATTATCGAGATCAAAGACTACCTCATTGAGCCAATTATCAAACTCTGATGAGTTTTCTACTAGTTGTTGTGCATTATCATCACTATAGGGCAGTTCTGCTTTTGGGTCTTGATTTTTTAAATCAACTAAAAGTAAATCTTCTAAATATGTCAGTTGCAATCCTTTCCAGTTTTTTACTGTAGATTCTGTAAATTCTTTTACAAACTTTTCATCATTTAAAGACTCTTCAAAGCCCCTTGTTTTTCTATTAAATTTATTTTCAGTACATCTCTTTCTTAATGCCAAGAGTTCTTTTCGGGATAGGTTTGCAAGCTCGACTTCAAATCCGTCGAGTCCTGGAAATTCTACCCATGTGGTTTTACTGTTAACCAATAGGTTTTTAAGTTCCATTTATTATTCTCCTAAGAATATTGTGTGATTCTAGTTGCTAATGCTGTATTATCGGAAGATGCAAAATCATAGCTTTGAGTATACACATCACTAACTGACATTCTTGCAGTATAGTGTATTGGATTTAAGTTTATTGAAAAAAATCCATTATCGCTACTTGCTTTTCCGACTTCTACTGCTTTTATTGTTAAGTTACTACTAGCACTAAAATCATCAAATTGTGTTATATTATTATCTGTTTGGTATTGTTGAACTGCTCCCGATGCAATTCTATTACCGAGTGTGTATGTAGTAGGAAACATAGCATTACTAGAGTTAGTTACTGATAGGCTATTTTGAAGGGTTTCAAATGGTGTCCATTCTATAGTATTTTGAATCTGTAGAGTAGCACTTAGTAAACTATTCATACTTAAGCTATCTATAGATACAACTGGATAAACCATAAGAGGAGTTCTTGTGGAAGACTCAGATTGAGCACTTCCTGGAATTGAATAACTTTCGTCGCCAACTCTTGTTAGTTTTGTTCCTTGTCCTTCTAGTTCAACCACGAATTGTTCTCTCGGGTTAAACGCAAAATTGCCAGAAGTAATAACTGCGCTCTCTAATTTAAAAACGCTACTACCTGTCTGTACATACATATCAAATGATTTTAGTTGTTCATTATTAACTAAATCACTTAATAAATCAATGACGATGCTTTCATCTTTCTCTATTGTTAGTGGAACTGTAAAACTAAACGAAGCTGGGTTAGCTTTTGTTATAGTTGATCCCTCGAACATCTTTGATTGATCGTGCAAAGTCTTTACTGGGTACGAATCTTCCGCAAATGTTTGAGAAAATGATATGGCGGTAGTAGTATATATTCTATACTTGTTACCGCCATATACGATGTATAGCTTACTCTCGCGAAGAAAACTATGTGACATTAGACCTAGGCACTATCTAGTGCGCGAGCACCTGTGGCAGCATACCCTGCTTGAGTATGTCCAGTAGATCCTAAGTATTTAACTGTAATTTCATCTCCAGTTAGAAGATCGGTTCCGTGAGCCGCAAATTCTACTGTTGTTGATATTAAGTCTGCCACCTCGATTGTCGGTATTGACAATTGAGCTTTTGGCATATTAAATTCGACACCTGGTGCAGAAAAGTCATCTGCTTCCATTGAGTCACCATCTGATCCAACAGTACCGGCTACACCCATAAATAAACGCATGTCAAAAACGTTTGTTACAAGGTCAGTTGCACCCGCTAAGTCTGTTAGAAGTTGGTTTGAACCATTTGATTTGGTATCTAGATACATGGTTACTGAACCACTAATTAATCTAGCACCTGTGAAAGAACCGATCGGTTTATCCACAATACCAATTGTTTCTGGTGTTACATAAGTAACGTTGTTTGCAAAAGTTAAAGAACCACCTGTGATATTAATATCATAAGTTCTGTTGTCTAACCCATTTGAAGCAGATCCGCCACCTTGTGCATCAGCATCTAGATATAGAGTTGAGAGTTTGTTTCTCAAGTAATCAGCGTCTGATGGGCCAGTAGTATCTACGAAGTTATATGTTTCTACGTAAGTATCTGTCGTACCACTTGTTGGTGTTGCTTCTGAAGTTCCTTGTATAATATATTTAGAAGGATCTTCTATTGGTTGCTCTACTTGGTCAATAGTTGTTGCGTTTCCAGACCAGGTAATTGTAGCAATACCGTCGATTGAAAAATCGACTTCTGCTTGGTTAATCTGAGCTTCGTTTAACCTGTATGTTGTATTTTCTAGTGCGAAGAATATACTTAATTTCATGAGTTCGTGAACATCTGATTGTCCAAATGTACATTGAGAACCGCCTTGTGCTGTAGTACCTACAACCACACCTCTTCCTGTTGCTGAAGCATCTCCAGGTAAAGCTGTTCCTGATAAGGCTGCCCATAGTATATTTTCTACACAGTCATGGTCATCAGCAGTTCTGAATGAAGCTGCTCCATGAACGAATGGTCGTACATATGTACCAAATGACCATTCTGCTGGTGGTAAAGAGTCATTGAATCTTTTTGAACCCCTGTTAGGTGCTGCACCCGCTTCTGATATTGTCACATCACTTGAGTCTGAACCCTGTGAAAAACTATATCCGTCTAGTACACCAACTCTAAAAGTGTTCGCATCTACTTCGTTACCTTTAAAAGTTCCAGTTCCTATTCTTGAACCATCAGTAGTAGTTGTTCCTGATACAGAATCAACTGTTACAATTAGTCCAGAAGCTGAACTATTATTAGTTCCTGCATAGTTTTCTACGGCTGTTTCAGTTGCTGTTTCGGCTGCTGCAAATGCGCTACCTCTAAAGTTATTTGGAACGTAAATTTGACTTACTGGGCCAGTTGAACCGCCACCAGTAATTGCTGCTACGATACACTTAAAGTTAACACCACTTCCACTAGTTGTACCTAGAGTTACGATATCACCTACAGCATAGCCTGATCCTGCAGTAGATACGTGGCAAGTTAACACACCGCCAGTCGCACCACACCCATTCACAGAGCTCACAAATACTTTAGTATTTCTTGATAGATTTAAAGCCATTGCTTTCTCCTATTTTCGTCTTTGAAAGTACTTCGCTAGATATTTATCAGCGTTTGTAATTTCTATTAATACCTACACAAAAGAGTCAGTTCGCCAATTCCGAGAGGAGTCATAACCCCTTCATCTGTTGACAGCGACTCTAACGTTAAGGAAGTCGTTGTTAAGTTTGGACTTACAGTATCATCGTAAATCAAAACATCATTGTCGTCTACTACTCTTTCAATGTCTTCCATCATTAGAGCTAAGACTTCTTGTGGGTCGTCTTGGTCTTCGACATAAACTCTTATATCTAAACGAAGAAACCTCCATTTAAATTCACCTGGTTGGTATTCTCTTGCTTCGTCTCCTGCGACTATGCAAACTTTTGGATACTCTTGTATTTGATCCAAAAATACCATTCCAGAGTGAACATTATTAAATAAATTTGAATTGAAGGGGTGGTTACCATCAATTTCTTTTAATTCTTCTACTAAAGCATCAACTATCTTTTTTCTTGCTGTTCTATATGTTGATGCCATTATGTTCTCCTTAGGCTAACTAATTTTTGTTCTGTATATTGCATTGCCAAATTTCTTATACTCTTTGCTATAAGAGGCTTTGGGTTATATCCAGTAGGCCACCTTCTTGAGCCTGTATTTTCAAAAGTTTC